CGCCACATCGATCCCGGCCACCCCGTCCACCCGGATATCGGCGGCCAGCCCCTGCGCGTGATCGCTGGTCGGCACCCCGCCCACCGCGCGGTTCACCGCCGGGCTGCGATAGGCGCTGATCACCGTCACCGGCCGCCGCCACAGCGCGCGCACCTGCTCCAGATATTCGGCCAGCCGCCGCAAATTGCCCATGTGCTGCCTGCCCGCCGGCTGGTTCGGCAGCCCCAGCCGGGTCGCCGTCTCGCTCACCGTCAATTCGGCCAGGCTGAAATGCCGGGTCAGCTGCACCACGCTCAATCCTCCGCGGTCTCGCGCGCCCAGCGCGCCCGGTCGCCATCGCAGGCCCAATCATGCCCACGCAGCGCCGCCTCGGCCGGGTCCAGCTCGGCGATGGTGAAGCCCGGCCGCCATTGCCCGCAGGCGGGGCAGCGGGCCTCCACGCTGCCGGGCATGCGCTCGCGCGTCGGCAGATCGGGGCGCAGCGCCGGATCGGTTGCAAGCCAGTGAGCCATTACAGAAACGCCTGCCAGGGAATCGCGCTGGCGCCGGCTGGGGTCAGGCTGGTGTTGACCACGCTGCCCAGCGTGTAGCGCACATGGGTGAAGCCGCTCAGGCTGGTGCCGGCGCCCTCGCCGTAAAGCAGGCTCACCCCGAATTCATTGCCGCTGCCGAAATCCACCGCGCCCGGCGTCACGGTGCGCTCGAAGGTGCCGCTCGCCGAATAGGTCTCGCGGCCCACCTCCTGCCAGTTGCCGCCGATCCGCGCGAAAAGCCCGATCTCGGCAAAGCCCGGCTCGCCCGGCGCGATGTTGCCCACGGTCACGCTGAACCGATAGGTAAAGCGCCCGTTGAACGGCGCGCCGCCGTTGGTGCGGTTGATCACCCGCTGCGGCTCACCGGTGCCGCCCAGCGTGCTGCTGCCATCGGTGATCGTGGCCCCGGCGGTCACCGCCTGGCCGCGCGCCCGCATCACGAATCCGGTGGTGCTCAGCGCCTCGGCCGAAATGTCGATATTCTCACCCGTCGCTGCCGCCCGCCCGCCTGGCAGGAAGAAGATCTTCGGCACCGATGGCAGGGTGGTGGGGAAATTCACCACATCGCCGTCCCGCGCCTCGCCGCTGGCCACCAGCTGGGCAAAGGGGTTGCCGAATTGCGAGAGGAAATTCTGCAGCGCGGTGCCGGTGCTCGGGTTCATCCGGCTCACGATCGGCTGGTCCACCGTCACATCGGCCTCGGGCGCAATCCCGGCCATCAGCCAGCTGGCGGCAAAGCGCTGGTTGAAGCGTTCCGGGTTGGGCAGCACAAGCGGCGCGGTCAGGCTGCCCACAGTGTAAATGCTGGCGTCCTCTTCGCGCGCTTCGATGTTCACGATCATCTGATAGGCGCCATCCTGGTTCGCCTCGATTGCCAGCCCGCGCCGCCGCACCCGAAACAATTTGGCCGGCCAGCCGCGAACGTTGCTGGACAATGCGAACACGTCATTTTGGCGCAACAGCAGCCCGCGCACGCCCACCCTGATCTGCAGCGTGCCCTGAAATAGCTGGCGCCGCGCCACCTGTCGCAGCACGCGCTGGCCTTGGGTGAAGCTGGTCACCCCGGGCAGCTCAACAGTCAACGGGCGCGGCACTGCAGAAGGCCGGTTGATCACCACCTCGGGCAGATCGGCCAGCTCATAGAGCGCCTCGCGCTGCATGTAGCGTCCGCGCACCAACGTGTATTGCTGCTGCACAGGCGGCACCGGCGTCCATTCCATGCCGCCCACCAGATCGCTATCGGTCAGGGTCAGCACCGGCACCAAATCATTGATGGCCAGGCGCGGCGAAAGCGTGCCGCCTTCATCGATCAGCTCGCCGTTGCAACTCTTGAAAATCTCCTCGATGATCGCCAGCGGATCATCGCTGTCCTGAAAGGCGCGGTCGTGCCGATACCGCGGCTCGGTGCTGATGAAGCCATCGCTCACCAGTTCGTCGCAGATGTTGGCCGCCGCCGCCCATTTGGCCATCGGCAGGCGCGCCGGCGCCAAGCCCACGCCCACACTCACGATGCCGTTGATCCGCCAGCCCAGCAGCACAGCCAGCGCCTGCAGCGCCGGGTTGCGGCCGATCTGCGCAGCGCCATCCGCATATTGCCAGGTTGCCGGATTGTCCGCCCGGTGCGCCCCGCTGCCGCCCGGCACCGTGGAATCGCGGCGCGGATCATATACCGGCATCCCCCGCCCGATCGCTGCAATCCGCCCGGTCAAGCCACCGGAAAGCGGGCTGGTGTCGTTCTTGCTGTTGTTGCTGCGCTTTACCCGCACCTTCATCGTGGCGCAGCCGGTCATCCGCGTGGTGCTGCCCCAGCGCGTGCCGCTGTTCACCGTGTGGAACGCGCTCGGCCCGGCCTCGTTGATCACCTCGATGGTCAGATAGCCGGCGAACTCACCCTGCGCGCCGCCCGCCGCCGTCCATGCCAGCTTGTCATCGATGTGCAGTTCATCCAGGCCGGCGATGCGGTGCGCAGCCAGGGCGGTGATGTAGTCTACGAATTCATCATTCTCGCCGCTGGGCTCGTAATAGCGCAGATCCATCACCATCGGCGTGTTGCCGAAAACCAGCTTGCGCGGCGTGGCCACATCGGGGTTCAGGTTGCGCGGATCAAAAGGCGCGATGTTGTTGCGGTTGCCGCTGAAAGCGCTTTGCGCAGTGGCCAGCAATGTCAGCGCGACGATGGCCTTGCTCACCGTCAAGATCAGGGCGGCCGATGCGCCGATGGCGCCAAGCGTCAACACCGCCCCGATGAAGATGGCAAAGCCAATGGCGAGGGGCCGCAGAATATCGCCCATGTCAGGCCCCCACCGGCCAGCAGGCCACAATGCTGTCAGGGTGCATGCGCACCAAGCCCATATGGCCAAAGGCAAAGGCGGCGCCCGCAAACGCCACGCCCAGCCCGGCCCCATCGGTCACGATATCGCCGCGCCGCGCCATCAACGGCGCCGCCCGCGGCCCCAGCAGGGCATCGGCCATGGCCGGCAGATCGGCCCAGCCGGCGCGCTTCATCGCCCGGGCCTGTTGCGCCGCGCTGCGATAGGTGGGGCGCTTGGCCGGCCACCAGCTTTCGCCCAGCACCGCCGTCACGCAGGCATCGGCAAAGGCGGCGCAATCGCTGCCCGATTCCGGCGCATAATCGCGGCCATGCCAAACGGCGATTGCCCACCCAAGCCGGGCCTCCCAATCGGGGTGACGCTGGCGCGGTTGGAAAGGCACGATCTCGGCCATCGTCACCGCTCCTGAATCCGCCCGAACAGCGCCGCAGCAAGCCCGCGCCCAACGCCCGAAACGCCAGGCGAATTGCTGCCCACCGCCAGCGTGGCCGCCGCGCTTTCATCGCCCGCGTCGTAGATTTTCTGGCTCAAATAGGTGCGATTTTGCGCGCCAGAAAGGAGTGCCAGATAGCTCTCGCACACCATCGAAAGCGTCCAGCCATCGGCGCTGATGCTCTCGCTGGGCTGGGCCATCGTGCCGGCAAAGATCGGCTCAATCCCGTTGGCCACGCCGGCGGCATTGGCCGTCACCATCCAAAGCGCGATGTCGCGGCCTGAATACAGGGTCGGATCATTCACCGCATCGATCAGCTGCGGGTTGTCAGGATCGGCAAAGAACGTCGCGGTGAAACTGTCAAAGCCGCCCGCGCCGCTCGATACCGGGCTCACCTGCAAGACATCGGTGTTGGCCACATCAAAGGTCAGCCCAGCCGCCACGCCCGCTTCGGGCAGATCAGCCGGCACAGAGATCGGCATCGGCGACATGGCGGCCAGCACCGGGCTATCTGCAAAGTCAGCGCGGATCAGGATGGCCAGCGTGACCACATCGCCGCTCAGGATGCCATCGCTCAGGGGCATCAGAACCGCTCCCGGAATGTCAGGGGGCCGTGGTCATAGATGGCGCCGGGCGACACCACCCAGCCAAGCGGGCTGGATAGGGACATCTTGGCCACCGGCAGCGAAAGCAGCACCACATCATCATTCGCCACCGCGCCGCGCAGGGGCTGGGCAAATGTCGCCACCCCTTCGCCCGCGCTGTTGGCCACCAGATCGGCGGTCAGGCAAAACAACTGCGTCAGGTTGCCCAGCACCGTGATGAAATCACCGGCGCGCAGATTGGTGACGCTGGGCGCAAGGCCCTTCAGGTTCAGGGAAAAGCCCAGCTGCGGGCCGCCATTGGCTTGGCACTGCGGCGGCCGGCCGTCCACCGTCACCTGCGGGGTTTCGGTGGCGGGCAGCAAGCAAAAGGCATCGGGCGCCGCCATCGCTGCCAGAAATCCCCGGATCACCCGCGCCGCGTCAAAGCCGTTGGCCGCAGATGACACGATCTCGGCTTCACACGTCCAGCGCCCGGCCGGGCCAAGCCGGATGCGCTTTTCACGCCCGGTGAATTCCGATGTCTGCACCGCGATGCCGCCGGTCTGGCTCCATTGCGCGGTGCGGATGGAAAGCGCGGCGGGGATGGCGATTTGCGTCATGTCAGGCCCCCATCGATGAAGGCAGGCGGCGGCGCTGCTGCTGCGCCATACGCTGATCCGCGACCTGGCGCGAAACCGTGGCGCTGCCCCGCATCACCGTCACTTCAAACAGCGGCGAAGGCTGCACCCGGATATCCACCGCCGAACCTTCGCCGCCACCGCCACCGCCCAGCAGGCCCAGCTTATGGTTGGGGATCACCTCGCCCGGCACGCGCGGCACAAACAGTTCCGGCCCGCGCTCACCCACCACGCTCACCCGCCCCACCGGCGGCCGGCCGCCATCGGCAAAGCCCAGCAGGCTGCCAATGGCGCCGATGATGCCGCCGCCGCCCAGCGCCCCGCCCAGCAGCTTCAGCAGCCCGCTGGCGATCAGCTCCGCCGCCGCCGCCTTCAGGCTGTTCACCAGCGCATCGCCCAGCGATTGGCCCTGCACGATGGCCTGCGCGAGGCCCTGCGCCAGATTGGCGTTGAAGCGCTCGCTGATTTCCAGCACCTCCGGCGTCACCGCCTTGATGGTGGGCACCTGGCCCGCCAGCGTGGCAATCTCGGCCAGCTGCGCCTTGGCAGCGGCCAGCCCTTCATTGTCGATCAGCGAAGGCGGTTCGGGGAACTCGATCAGCGGCATTTGCGAAAGCACGCTGGGTGCCTTCTCCTGCCGCAGCACATCCTTGACCGTCTCGAAGCCGCCTTGGCGCAGTTCGTTCAGCGTGGGCTCGCGCTTCTTGGTGTCCACGCCGCTTCCCTTGTCCTTTTTGGGCGGAGGCGGTGGCGGTGGCGAACGGCCAAAGGTGCCATTCGGGTTCAGCGGGAACAGCCGCGACAGCGGATCGGTGATGGTGGGATCAGCCACTTCCTGCGCGCGAAGGCGGCGCTGGATGTCGGCGATGTATCGTTCCTGATTCCGGATGGCCTGCGGCGCCACCGGCAAGAAGCCAAACGTGCCCTCTTGCAACCTGCGCAGTTCTGCCTGCGCCTTCATGTTTTCGGTGATCAAGCCGCTGCGCGAATTCAGGTCAGGTATGTCGAAGAAACGGTCCCAACCGCGCCCGGCCCGCTCCAGAATATCCAGCAGGTCACCGGCCCAAACGGTAAGCCTGCTCTTGCTGGTGCTGACAAAGCTGTCGATGCGTTCATTCGCATCGGCCAGCTTCTGGATAAGCTCCCGGTCGATCACGGCGCCGCTATCGCGAAAAGCCTGTTCCTGCTGTTTCAGGGCGCTGCCGCCGTCCTTCAATGCAGCGGCCAGATCAACACCCAGCTTGCGGCCCACCACTTCCACAATCGCGGCCGTGAACTGCGCTTCGGTGGCAAAATTCTTGGCGCCCTCAGCCAACGCATCCAGCAGCTGGTCCGTGGTGGTGATATCGCCGTTGATGATCCGGCTGGTCACGCCCAGCTTGTCGAGCGCAGCGGTTAGCCCGGCGCTGGCCGTGCCGCCCTGCACCGCGCCCAGCGTGTCGTTCAACCGCTTGAGGATCTTGTCAGTGCTTTCCCCGGAGATTTCCAGCGCGCGCAGGCCCTCGCGCAGTGTCTGGTATCGCTCCACCGCCACGCCAGCTTGATCGGCTGCAGTGCCCAGATCATCGGCGAAATCGAGCACCGATTTGGCAAAGCCGGCCACTGCGCCCACCGAAAGCGCCGCGATGAACCCGGCGGCGCTGTCCTTCACCTTGCCAAAGGCCGCATCGAGCCCGCCCATGCCGTCCTGGGTGCGGCGCACGCGCCGGTCCACCTCATCCAGAGGGGCGGCCACGCGCGCCAGCTCACGCCGCGCCAGTTCGGTGCTGGCATCGATGCGCAGCAACAGCTGCTGGACATCAGCGGACATGCTTTATCCCCTTGCTGCCTTCACGCGCGCGCTTCTCGGCGGCCTTGTTGGCCCGCTCCATGGCTTCTTGCGCGGCCTGGAATTCGTGATTGGTGGCGCGCCAGAATTGATCCGGCGTCCAATGCAGGTGGGCGATGGCCGCGCCCAGCAGCGCGCGGAACGGGAAGCCTTCGCCGGGCTTGTCGCCCGGCTCTAGCCGTTTCCCTCGTCTGCCGTCGCGCCGCCCGTGAGCATCTTGGTCAGCAGCGGGAAGATCACTGGCACGATCTGCACGACGCCCGCCGCAAAGATCATCTTGGCCACAGATTCAGCGCGGGCGTTGGCGGCCAGCTGGTTCTTCGTCGCCCGGCCGTGCGCCTTCATGCATTCCGTGATGATCACCGCCGTTTCAGTGAGTGTTAGCGCACCAGCACCCGAACGCAGCCGCTGCGTGATCACAGTCAGCGCCCCGATCTGTTCCTCGATGGCCACCATCGCCTCGAAGGTGGGGCGCAGCACATAGTCTGCGCCCCCCAGCGTCACGGTGATTTCACCGCGGTGCGGATTGGCCGGCGCCCCCGCCGGCTTTGCCTTCGCCGCCATCCGATCAGGCCAGCGTCAGATCGGTGGTGGGCGTGGCGGCCAGCACGAACTGCACCGAACCGGCCAGCGCGGCATTCAGGCCGGGGTTCACGCTGAGGTTGGTGGCCCACATTTCGGCCTGGAAGATCACGTCATCCGGCGCGGAGCCGGTGGCGCCATCCTTGCGCACCTGCACCAGCACGCGGCTCTGCGTCTTGTGCGCGGTTTCCACCACCGTGTAGCCGGCGGCATCGGGCAGATCGGCCACGAAATCCACGCCGATGGTGATCTCGCGCAGGGTGGGCAGCTTGATCGCCACCGTGCCGCTGGTCTTGCTGCTGGCGTCCGCCGTCTGCTGGCTGGTTTCAAAGGTCAGGTTCTGCTGGCCAGCCATCAGCGCAAAGCTGGGCGTGGTGGCCGGCGCGGCCACCCACACCATGTAATCATTGCCGTTCTTCACAGCCATCGGGGCACTCCTTCATGAAAAACCCCGCCGGCGGCGGGGGCGGGGTTGAACACTCGTTTGCGGGTCAGATCAGGCGGGGCTGGCAAACAGCCGGAACCGCATCTCTTCGATCAGCGTGCCTTCATCGATGTCGCGCAGCTCGCCCGCCGAAACAAAGGCGCAGCGGCTGATTGCGGCGCCCGGCTGGGCCGGCAGCACCTGGTTGTGCAGCGCCGCCTTGACCTGCGCGGCCAGGGCAAACAGGCCGGCCTTGGATGTGCCAGGCACGAAAAGCCGCACCGTCACATCATGCTGCTCCGCATTGCTGCTCTTGCCGCCGATCTGCTCGATCTCGCTGTCTGAAATCACCACCACCGGCGGCTGGGTCTTGTCCGGCACCACGGTGAACACCGGCGCCAGCGTCACGCCGGCCTGCAGCGCCTGCCAGATCGCCTGCTGCACCGGCTGGGCCAGATCAGACATCGTTCAGCCCCTCTGCCGCGCGCCGCAGCGCATCTTCCCACACGCTGCCCAGCCGCTGCTGCATCCGCCGCAGGAAGAATTCCCGGGCGCGGCCGTAAACGAAATCATAGCGGCCGGCCGAAATCGCCCGCACCCGCATCATGTGCACCTTGCCGCCGCGCTTGCGCCGCACCGTCTGGGCCTTGCGGCCCAGCTCCAGGATGCGGCCATAGAAGGCCTCGCGGTTGGCAGCGCGGCCGATCAGGCCAATCTGCATCCGCAGGCTGCGCGGCAGCACCCGTACCCGCAGCAGCCGGCGCAGCTTGCCGCTGCGGGCCGGCGCCTGGGCGCGCATGAAGCCTTCGATCACCGGGGCCTCGGCCTGCATCCCCTTGAGGATGGCGCCGCGCGCTTCATCCGGCAGCCGGCGCAGCAGCTTCTTCACCCGGCGCGCGCCCTGCAGCCCGCGCCCGCTGCCCCGCCGGCGCGCCATCAGTCCGTCACCACCCCGGTATCGGTGTAGATGGTCAGATAGCGGCGGCGGCCCTCTTCATCGGCGGCGGCCAGCACCCGCATCACAGTGCCCCGCCAGCGGATGCGATCATCGATGCTCACATCGCGCCGGAAATTCACGCGCAGCTTCCACCCCTGCATCGGCGAAAGCCCATCGGCCAGCGGTTCAGCATCCCCGCGCCGGCTGGGCAGCACCTCCGCCGCCATCTTGCCGGCCGGCACAAAGCTGCGCGCCTCCCCGCCCAGCCCATCCGAAACCACGGATTGCCGCAGCAGCTCCACGATCTCGTTCATGGCGCCGATGCGGCTCACGATTTCACCAGCGGCTGGAACAGGGAGAGGATGGCGCCCAGATATTTACTGATCAGGGCGCCAAGGCCCATCAGCACCGGCACGGCCAGCTGGCCCAGCCACTTGTAGCGCTTCAGCTGATCGTCATGGCTCTTGCCCTGCACCACCAGGCCATCCACCTTGGCGGTCAGATCGTCCATGCTCTTGCGCAGCAGGGCCAGTTCCACCGCCACGGTCACATCGCTGAGTGCGGCTTCGGTCTGCGCATCGCGGCTGCGGCGGCTGGTGGGGCGGGCGGCTGCGGTCATCGGCTGGGCCTCCTCAGGCGATCTGGCGGCGGCGATGCTGGCGCAGCAGCTGGGCCGTGCCAGCCGGGTATTCGTTCACGATGTTGCCCACGTTCACCGTTTCGCGGTTCACCCACCAATGCGCCACCAGCTGCCGCGCGGCGGTGCGCAGCGATTCCGGCACGTCATCATTGCTGGCATAGCCGGCGCGGTATCGCACCCGCACCGCGCCGGGAATGGCCTCGGCCGTGGGCCAGCTCTCGCCCGCTGCCGGCACCAGCGCCGGCTCGCCCGCAAAGGTGCGCACCCGCCAGCCGCCCGGCGCGATGGTCTGCTCCGCGCCGGTGGCCGGATCATCCCAATCAATGCCCAGCACCTCTATCACCGGCCGCGCCGGCAGCACCAGGCGCGGCGCAAAGGCCGGGAATTCCGCCACCAGCTCGGCCGCGCGCAGCACCACGCCGGTCTGCGCGGTGATGGCATCGGCCGCGGTGCGCACCAGCGAAGCGATCAGCGTATCGTCTGCCTCTTCGCCGGGCAGGATGTGCAGATGCGCCCGCGCCTCGGCCAGCGTGATCGGCCACAGGTCCACCGCATCGGAAAACACCACCACCGCCACGCTGCCGGCCAGCGCGAAGGCCCCCGCCGCAGGCACCACCGCAGCGCCGGGCGCCGCAAAGCTCACGCTGGCCGCGCTGCCCGCCAGCGCGAAGGCTCCCGCCGCAGGCACCACCGCCGCACCCGGCGCGGCAAAGCTCACGCTCGCCGCGCTGCCGGCCAGGGCAAAGCTGCCGCCATCGGCCACGATGCTGGCCGCCGTGCTGGCATTCACCGCAATGCCGTTGTCATTCGTGCCCTGCAGCAGGTTGCCGGCGCGCTGGCCCACCGCAAAGTTGGTGCCGCCGCGGTGCTGCTGGTCATCATAGATCAGGCCATCCAGCAGCCGCTCGGTATTGGCCTCGTTGTTGCTGTTGCCCGCCCCGGTGAACGGCCATTCCCGGCCATAATCCACCCGGGTGGTGCCGGCCGGCCAGCTGCCGCTGGTCTTGGTCAGCAGCAGATCATTCCCATCGATGGCGATGCTGAAGCCGGTATTGCTCCAGGCCCCGCCGCTGTTCTCGCTGATCCACACCACCGGCGCGATGGCCGCGCCATTCAGGGTGCGCAGCGCCCGGCCGGTCTGCACGCGGATCACGGTGCGGCTGGCATCGGTGAAGGCCGCGCTCTGCAGGCTGGGGCCATAGGCATTCAGCGCCGGGTTGAACACCCAGGCAAAGCACCGCCCCTTGCCGCGGCCGATGCGGGCCTGCCCCACGTGGTTGCCGTCGCTGATCGGGAAGGTGGTATTCGGCACGCCCGGCGCGCTGTTGAAGGCGGCGTGCAGGGTGCCGGTGCCGTCGCTCACCACATCCAGCCAGGTCGGGCCCAGCACGCCGATGCCGGCGGGCAGCTGCGCCACCCAATCCACATGCTCCTTGCGCTTCGCCACCGTGCTGCTGCTGTCCGGCGGGCTGCGATCCCCGCGCCACGGCGGGAACACGATCCATTTCACATTGCCCGGCTTGGTGAAGCGCGCTTCGGTGGCAGCGCGATAGGCGTTGGCGCTGGCCGGCACAAAGCCGGGCGTCCACATCAGGCTGTGCAGATCGGCCTCGCCGTCCACCAGCCACGCCAGATAGCCCATCACGCCGGAGCCTTCCGGCCCGGTCAGGCCCGGCACGCTGATCGGCAGGTTGCCCAGGAAGGGCCAGTTCCCCGGCGTGCCTTCGTTCCCGGCCTGCGCATTGTTGGCCCAATCGGCCATGTTGGTGCCGCCGATGGCGAGATTGACGATGCACAGCGGGCCGCCGCCGGCCGCGTGCCATTCATTCAGCGCGGCCACCACGCCCTGGCCCACGGTGGTCGGCGTCTGGCCGCCGCGCAGGCGGATGATGCGCGCGCCGGGCTGCACATAGGTGGGGTTCACGCCGGCGGTCTTGTTGGTCAGATCCACGAACACGCCTTCGGCGCCGGCCGCCACGGCCAGTGCCAGCGTGTTCAGGTTCGGCGCGTTCCAGCCGCGATCGGTGCCGCTCTGGCCGTGGTCCACCACGATGGTGCCCACCAGCAGATCGTCCAGGTTGGCGGTCAGCGCATTGTTGTTGGTGGCGCGCACGCGCAGGCGATACGGGCCGCCCAGCGGCAGGGTGAGCGGCTGGCTCCAGGTGCCGCCGGCGTTGAAGGTCGCCACCGCCTGCCAGTCCAGCCCCGGCAGCGCCGCGCCGGCCTCGGTCTCCACGCGGAACTGCACCCCGGTCACAGTGCCCAGCCAGGTGCCGCTGAAGGTGCGGGTGCCGGCGCCGCGCCCGCCGATGAAGGTGCGCGCGCCCGGCGGGGTGTTGATGGTGACGTTGTCCACGCCGTTCCACACCCCGATGCCGATGGCCGGGGCATCCACCAGCGTGCCACGAATGGTGGCGGCGGCGCGGTTCTGCGGGCTGTAATCCGCCAGATCGGTGGTGCTGGCCAGACGGCGCCAATCCCGGATGCTGCCGCCGTTCAGGAAGGTGGGATCGCTGTAGGTCGCTTCGCCGCGATACAGCGGCTGCACCGCGCTGATCAGCGGCAGATCGGTGCCGCTGTCCCACGGGATGTTGTGCCACATCACGGCGGTGTGCTCGATGGCGGTGCCATCGGGGCTGCGGAAACCGCTGGTGCTCAGATCGGCCAGCAGCTGCGTGAAATAGGCGTTGGTCTCGGCCAGCCAGGTGGCAAAGTTCGCGCCTTCCGGCATCAGCGTGGCCACCGGCACACTGGCCGCGCCGATCCGCCCGCCGATCATGTAGTTCCGCCAGATCGGCGCCGCGCTGGTGCCGATGTTGCGGATCCCCACCATGAACATATAGCCCACGTCGCGGGCCATCTGCTCAAAGCCGGTCCACCAGAACGGCAGGGTGGTGCTGGCCGGGTTGGTCTGCGCGCTGCTGCTGTTGCCCCGGTCATTCCAGCCCGGCCGCATCTGGTTCGCGCCCTGGCCGGTGCTGTCCCCCCCGATCACGAACTGGCTTTCGCTCGCATCGGCAAAGGTGCCGCCGGCGTTGGCGTCGTGGCAGCCAAAGCGGAACGGCCCGTTGTTGGTCATGCCGGTGGCCGGCAGCCGGATCATGAAGGCAAAGGTCAGGCCGATGGTGTTGCCATCCATCGCCTGCTTGAAATTGGTTTCGGGAACCAGCAGCGCGCCCGATCCGATGGCATTGGTACGAATGGCCATGCCGCGCGCTCCTCAGATCATCGTGGCGGGGTGCGGATGGGCGGCGCGGCGGATCACACCACCTGCGGCATGTCGATGGTCATGGCGGCGTTCAGCGTGACGGTGCCGCCGCTCACCACGGCGACCGCGGCGCAGGTGGTCACGTAAAGCAGGGTGGTGCTGGTGCAGAGCGCCACATGATCCACCGTGCCGCTGGCATTGGCGGTGGCGGCCTGCGGCGCGGCCAGGGTGAGGCGCCGGCCCGTGCCCTGATCCGCAGTGGCAAAATCGGCGGCATCCAGCACCACCCCAGGCGCCACCGCGCGGGCAATCGCATCGGCCCGGCTGGTCGGCTGGCCCGCGCAGAAATACAGCTCGGTGGCGGAATCGATCAGGTCCAGCGGCGCGTTGAGCACCGCCACAGCAGCGGCCTTGGCCATGGCAAATCCTTTCAGGATGTCCATCACCGCAGCGCCACCGGCGCAGGTGAAGGATGGGAAAAGCGGAAACGGCGGGGGCCGGCAGGGTCAGGCCCAGCCCCCGCCTACCAGCCGCACCGGGGGCAATCGGCGCAGCAGGATGGGAATTCAGGCGGTCAGCGATTCCGCGAAGGCCACGGCCTCCGGGTGATCATCCGCCCAGCCGGCGGCCACAGCGGCGGCGGCTTCGTCTGCCGGCAGCTCGGCCACATCATCGGGCTTCCAGCCGCCCTGGGCGCACAGGATGCGCACCTTCACGGCTGGGCCGGCGGGCTCGGCCGCGGCTTCCGTTTCGGTGGCCGGGTTTTCGGTGGCGGCCGCATCTGCTGCGGCCTGGGCCTGTTTGGCCATGGCAATGCTCCTTGCTGGGGTTCAGGCGGATGGCAAAAGGGGCAGGCACACCACGTGCCCGCCCCTTCCATTCGCCAGCTGATCCGGCCTCAGGTGGCCGAGTTGCGGAAGGCCTTCACCGAACCGCCGTTGTCGATCAGGTTGCCGCCGCTGCGCATCCAGGCGTTGAAGCCCACCTGCGCCTTCTTGGCATAGGCGGAGTCGTCATAGCGCTGGAGCAGCACGTCCAGCACGTCGCGGATATGGTAATCCGCCAGCGCGCCAAACAGGATGCTCTTGGCGTTGGCCGCCATCGCCGGCACATCGTTGTTGATCTCCACCCGATAGCCCAGGATGGTATCCGGGGCGCCGGTGGGCGCGCCGGCGCCATCGGTGGAGCGGGCGAAGATCGGCAGGCCGGCGGTGTCCTTGATCTTCCGGATCTGGCGCATGGTCAGATCGTTCATCATCCAGGCCGCATCCGGGCGCATGCGATATTCGATATCCACGCTGTGCAGCGTGTCCACCAGATCGTCATAGGTGGTGCTGGTCGCGGTACCGGTGGCGCCGGTGCGGCCAATGGCGGCGGCCGTCACGATGCCGTTCGGCTGGCCGGTGCCAGTGCCCACGGTGAAATGCTGGTTCTGGATGCGGCCCAGGCGGCTGACCAGCCGGCGGGTGACGAAGGATTCCACATCGATCTGGCTGTCCATCAGCAGCTGCAGGCTGACCGGCACCACCAGCGAACTGTACATGAACACCGGCAGCGGGATCTGGGTGAAGCTCGGATCCAGATCGCCGGCAGCGGCATTCTCGGCCACGATCGCCCCCAGTTCGGCGGTGCCGTCGCTGGCCGGGATCTGCAGCGGGTTGCCGCCTTCGGTGCGCAGGATCGTGGCGGTGCGGCGCATGCCGCCGAAATCCTTCAGCGCCTCGATGATGAACGTGGCCACATCGGTCTGCACCGTGAAGCCGCCAGCACCGGCGGTGCCCACGCTCAGATCGTTGCGGATCAGGCTGCGCTCTTCGGCGGTCAGGCCGGCCTCGCCCACGCGGCACCACTTGGTGAAAGCCTCGATGGCAGCGGCGCGGATCTTGTCGCCCGGGCCGCGCTGGTTGCGCAGGGTGCGGTTCAGCTTTTCGGCCGCGTCATCGATGGCGTTGTTTTCAAAGGCCAGGGCGTTGGCCTTTTCCATGCGGGCAATGCGGTCATCGAGGCTGGAGACTTCATCCGCCAGCGCATCAAACACCGGGTTGTCGGTTTCGGGCTTGTAGTCGGTCTTGTTGGCCAGCGCCTTCAGTTCCGCCGCCTTGGCGTCGCGCTGCTCACGGAGTGCCTGGATGGACATCCGGTCTTCCTTTCATGAAAAAGCCCGCCGGATTGGCGGGCGGGTGGTCTGCAAGGGCGCAGCGCGCTCAGGCAGGGGTGAAGGGCGCGGGCGCGCCCAAAGGGGTCAGATGGCCAGCGCGCGGGCCACGCGGCGGCGGCGGGCCAGATCGGCAGCTTCCTGTTGCTCGGCAGCGGCAGCCTGCTCGGCCGCGTGATGGGCGCGCACGGCATCGGCGATCTGATCAGCAATGCTGGGCGCCGGCGGCTCGGCCGGCTGGGGCGCGTGGGCAAAGGCGCCCAGATCGAATTGCGCGCGCGCTGCCGGCGTGGCCGGGGCGGCGCTGGCCACCTCGCTCACCAGCCCGGCCTGCACCGCCTCGGTGCCGGTGTACCAGGTTTCAGCCGCCATCCGGGCGCGCCATTCCTCCAGGTCACCACCAGCGCGGGCCTGATAGGCCACGGCGATTTCGCCATCCACCTTGCCCAGCAGATCGGCCACCTGCCGCAAATCCTGTTCATTGCCCACCGCGATGGTCCAGGCATTGTGGATCATCACCATGCCGCCTGGCGCGATGATGCTGCGCGGCGCCGCCGCCACCACCACCGAAGCCGCCGAAGCGGCCATGCCATCGATATGCACGATCACGCTGGCGCGGCATTCGCGGATCGCCTGGGCCATCGCCACGCCGGCAAACACATCGCCGCCGGGGCTGTTCAGCCGGATGTGCAGCGTATCGGCCTCGGTCAGGCTGCGCAGATCGCGGGCAAAGGCCTGCGCCGAAACCCCGCCCCACCAATAGGCATCTTCATCGGTGGAAAGCAGGGTGCCCACGCATTCGATGGTCACATCATTGCCGTTGCGTTCCAGCGCCAGCGGGCGGCACGCGGCCTTGTTGCTGGCCAGCAGATTAAGCAGTGGGCGCATTGGCGGGTGCTCCAGTCTGGCCGGGGTTCAGCACATCGCCGCCCGGCATGCGTTTCAGGTTCAGCCGGGTGCGCACTTCATCGGCCGTCATGAAGCCGGGCTCGCCGGCCCGGCCGATGCCGATGCGGAAGGCTTCCATCAGGCTCTTGAAATCGGCGCGCTCCAGCTCGCTGGTGTCAAACTCCAGGAACTTGGTGGATCGCGGCAGCAGCTTGCGGTTGATCTCGGCGGTGATGCCGTTCAGGTAATTGCGCAGCGTGTAGCGCACAAAGCCCACGCCCATCGCTTCCACGCCGCTGCCCCAGCTGGTGGTCTTCTCGTTGTGGCCGATCATGAACGGCGGCACCAGATAGGCGCGGGCGATCTCTTCCACCTGGAACTGGCGCAGGCTCAGCAGCTGCACATCTTCCAGCGGCAGGCTGATCGTCTTCAGCTGCATGCCGCCGGTCAGCACCATCGGCCGCCGCGCATTGGCCAGGCCGCCGTGATAGGCGTCCACCTGCTCGCGGGTTTGGGCCTGCTGTTCCGGGGTCAGATCGGGGGCTTCCAGCACATAATCGGGCCGGGCGCCGTTGGCGAAGAACCGCCCGGTATATTCCTGCAGCGCGTGCGCCACCCCGCCCGACATGCGCAGGAAGGTGGAAAGCGGCGACATCCCGCGCAGGCCATCAAAGCCAAAGCCCGGGAAATGCAGCACATCGTCCTGATCATAGATCCGGGAGCCGACCATATCGATCCCGTCATCCATCCCATAGGTCACGCGGTAGAGCAGCCGGCGGCCATCATTGCTGGGCCGCACATCCACCCATTGCGGGTGCACCGGGCGCAGGCCGATGATGCGGCTGCCGCGCCGCTCGATCACGGCAAAGCCGTCGCCGCGCAGCAGCAGCGCCAGCAGCACATATTCCCAGCCCTTGGCCGCGCTCCAGCGGGGATTGAACTCTTCGTTCAGCAGCCACCACAGATCATCGCCGGGCAGCTCGTCCCGCTCGTTGTCCTGCAGGCGCTGGTAAACCTTGATCGGCAGCGCCGAAACCGCCCCGGCCAGCAGCGCGGTGCAGGCGTGCACTGCCGTCACCTGCGGCGCCAGCACCGGGCTTAGCGCCGGGATGCCAGCCGGCGGCGCGCCGGTGAACATCTCCCAATAGCTGCCCGATCGGCTGGTGATGCCGCTCAGCGGCTGGCTGTTCTGGATCACGCGTGGCCGGGTTTCGGGCGCGTTGGTCATGTTGGTGCCCAGCGTCCAATCCGCCAGGCGCTGCCACAGGGCAGGCTGATCACTCATGCGCGGCCCCTCACAGCAGGATAACGCCCGCAGGCGCCTTCTTCTTCGGCGTCTTCATCGCCGCCGCGCCGGCCACCATGGCCACGGTGATCAGGCCATCGATGCGCCCGCGGCTGTTCTGCTTGTCGAAATATCGATTCCCGGTGGCATCGGTCTTCAGCGCGGCATTGCTGGCGCAGGCGGTGGTCACCGGGTTGGCATCGATGATCACCGTGCCGGCGCGCAGGCCATCGTCCAGCGCCTCGATGCTGGTGGGCATGCTCAGCTGCTTGTCGCTGAAAACGATCTTCGATCCTTGCGCGTGCGGCACCATCATCAGGCCCTGGCCGGGCCGTTCATCGGCGCCCTTCCAGCGCCAGGCCGGCAGGCCGATGCGCTCGCAGGCCTCCAGGAAATCCCCGATCTTGGCCACGTCAAAGGCCATGAACTGCACATCCTGCTCGGCGAACAGCTGGCGCACCTGCTCGGCCACATAGTCCTTGCTGATGATCGCGCCGGGCACCACCGTGATGTAGCCCTGATCCCGCCACAGCGGATAAGGCATGCCATCCTGCCGCGCCCGGGTTTCCAGGTTGGCCTCGCAGGTCCAATACCAGGTCTTGATCGCCAGCAGCGGCGGCTTGCCTTCGCGCGGGATCTCCCAGCCGGCGCTCAGCGCGGTCAGGTCGTTCTTGTCGCTCAGGTCCAGGCTCAGCCAGCAGCGGCAGTTCACCAGCTCGGCCGGATCCACCACGGCCTCGGCCGCGTTCCACAGGGTGGGATCATCCATCCAGAAATCCACCGCGCCGGTTGGGATGCCGAAGAACAGCCGCTTCACCCGATTGGCTTCGGATGGGTTCACCTTGGCCTTTTCCACCTCGCGCCGCACGTTGGCGATCGGGAAGGTGGTGCCCAGCGCCGGCATGGATTTCGGCCAGACAGGCTCGTTGTCGAACACCTCTTCACGATCCGCCACGTCCACCCGGGCGATGAACACGAAAAGCGAATCGTTGATGTCCCGGCCCAGCACCACCCGCTGCGCCCGCTCGCTGTAGAACGTGCCCACCCCCTGCGTGATCGCCGGGGTGTTGGTGCAGCAGATCAGGATGCCGCCCAGCGCATTTTTGGCCAGGGCGGCCTGCCACATATCCACCAGCGCGGTGGCCACCAGCTCGTGCAGCTCGTCGATAAACACCAGATCGGGGCGCGGGCCGCTCACCTGGCTCGCCTTGCCGCTGGCGGTGCGCAGCGTGCCGCCGCTGGCCAGATGCTCCACGGTGTGGGCATTGGCGCCCAGCCCGCGCACCTTGAACTTGCCTTCGCTTTCCAGGCTGGTGCCGTCCTCCTCGCCGGGGATGGTGGCCCGCACCATCGCCGCCGCATCGGCCAGCGTCACCTTGGCCTGTTCCTCCTTCGGCCCGGTCACCAC